TGATATTAAACTAACAAACCCATCTATTTTCGAAGGTAACCCAGATTACGATGTATTAAAGTTTGATGCAAGTGGTGAGGGATTACAAAGAGCAAATGAGTTATTAAAAAAGCTACCACATTCAAACGATTACCCAGAATACAATCCACATATGACTGTGGCTTACTTAAAGAAAGGTAAGTGGCAACAATATACAAATAAGTTTATGCAGATGCAATTTGAAGTTTCACCATTATATGTCATTTATAGTAAAAGCGATGGTAGTAAACACAAATTTAAAATAAGGTAAGGATATGGAAAAGGTATTCAGAAGATTAATTGACAGAAAAAAAGTAGAATTAGTAACATATATATCTGAATACCTATCTAATAACGATGGTATTGAAATACTCATTGGATGTGATTCACAAGTATTCAAAACAAAAACAATCTATGCAATTGTAATTGCACTTTACACTCCCGGCAAAGGAGCTCACTTACTTTTCACTCGTTGGAACACTAATAGAGAGAACTATTCAGGTAATCGTTTGATACATGAAGTATGGTCTTCTATTGAGGTAGCAGAGTATTTAAGAGAAGCGGGATTACCAAAGGCAACATATATTGACGTAGATTTAAACCCAGACCCACAATTCAAATCAAATGAAGTGTTCCGTCAAGCAGTAGGAATGGTAGAAGGAATGGGTTACAAATGTAGACACAAAGGAACAAATGCAGCAGTAACATATGCGGCAGATAGTTTAGTAAAAATGTACTAAACTATTTGTTCTTTTGGTTTATATTTCGTATCTTTGTAAAAATTAAACCAATAATAAGTTGTATCAAAATATATTTTATCAAAAGGGCAAAAACAAAGTACATTTGTGGGATGACCTTACGGGCTATCACGTTTTAGATTTCAAACCATATGCTTGGAGAGCTGACCCATTTGGGGATGCAACATCGTTGAGTGGGGTTAAAGTTTCCAAAACGTATGAGTTTACAAAGGATGACCCAAATCTATTCGAATCGGATGTACCCGAAACAACTCGTATATTGGTAGATTTATATAATTCAAGCGATATTCCATCGGTTGGACACGTTATAATGACATTCGATATTGAGGTAGAAATGTTATCAGGACTACCGGATACTCAAAAAGCAAAGAATGAAATTACAGCAATTGCACTACATGATAGTGCAACGGATGTATATTATGCTTTGGTTTTGGATAAGGATGATAAAGTTAAAAACACTACAACTGGAAACAGAATTGTTAAATCTTATAGTAATGAAAGAGATTTGTTGAGAGCATTCTTAACAATCTACGAAGAAATACACCCATCAATTATCACAGGTTGGAACATTGACTCATTTGACGTTCCGTATTTATTCAATCGTATTACAAACGTATTGGGTAGAAGTAACGCAACTCGTCTTTCACCAATTGGTGAGTGTTTCTATTCACCATACAGAAATCGTTGGAGTTTTGCTGGGGTAAGTGCATTGGATTATATTCACTTATATAAGACATACACATATACATTAGAACCATCTTATACCTTAAACTATATTGCAACCAAAGAGTTGGGTAAAGGTAAGTTAGAATACAAAGGTAATTTGGATGATTTATTCAGAGAAGATATAAACAAATACATTGATTACAACATAGTAGACGTTGAGTTAGTGGTTGGTTTAGAAAAGAAACTACAATTCATTGAACTATGTAGAGCAATCTGCCATGCGGGACACGTTCCGTATGAGGATTTTGTGTATTCATCAAAGTATTTGGAAGGTGCTTGTTTGAACTACCTTAAACAAAAGAATTTAGTAGCACCTAACAAACCTGCGGATAGAAGAGAAAGGATGCAGGAAATCAATGATAATAATCAAGAGAAGTTCATTGGAGCATATGTAAAAGAACCTATCGTTGGTAAGTATGATTGGATTTATGACTTGGACTTAACATCTCTATATCCATCAATCATTATGACCCTAAACATCTCACCTGAAACAAAAATGGGTAAGATTGAAAATTGGGATGCAGAAGAGTGGATTAGAGGTACGGATAAAACATACGATGTAACATCAGCTGGAAGTACTGAAACTTATAGTAAGAATGAAGTACAACAAATGATTAAAGAGCACGGATTGGGTGTAGCCGCCAATGGGGTTCTGTATGACCAGAGTAAACCTGGACTTATTGCAGATATTTTAGATTTATGGTTTTCACAAAGGGTTGAATTTAGAAAATTAGAAAAGCAATATGGTGAAGCGGGTGATACGGAGAAATATGAATTTTATGCTAAAAGGCAGTTGGTTCAGAAGATTCTTCTTAACTCTATGTATGGTGTTCTTGGTCTTCCTGCCTTTCGGTTTTACGATATTGATAATGCAGAGGCAGTTACGATTACGGGTCAAACTGTTATTAAGAAAACGGCAGAGATGGCAAACATTAAGTACCAAAAGGAATTAGGTACTAAAGAAGATTACAACGTGTATATAGATACAGACTCAATCTATATGCTGGCAGAACCTTTGGTAAAACATAGGTTTCCGGAGTATAAAACATTTGATGAGAAACGAATGGCTTCGGTAGTAAACGATATTGCAGAAGAAACACAACTATTTCTTAATAAGTTCTATGATATATTAGCCGAAAGGTTCTTCTTTATATCAAAGGATAAGCACAGATTTGAAATTAAAAAGGAATACATTTCTAAAGCAGGATTTTGGGTAGCAAAGAAACGATATGCACAATGGATGATTTTAAAGAATGGTATTCCATGTGATAAACTTGATGTAAAGGGGTTAGATGTAGTTCGTTCATCATTCCCAAAAGCATTTCAAGACTTTATGAGTGGTATTCTTCGTGATATTCTTACGGGTAAAACGAATGAAGATGTTGATAAAGAATTAAGAGAGTTTAAATTAAGTTTATCTGGATTGGATGTATCAGTTATAGCAAAGGGTGGAGCAGTAAAAGAGATTAGTAAATATGATACCAAAACTTTAGATAAACGTATTGGTTCATTTGAAAAAGGAACACCTGCACACGTTAAAGCAGCAATCACATATAATCGATTACTCAAACACTACAATTGTGCATTTATGTATGAACCAATTAGAGATGGTGATAAGATTAAGTGGGTATATTTAAAACAAAATCCATTTGGATTAGATACGGTAGCATTTAAGAACTATAATGACCCGGATGAAATTATGGATTTTGTTAAAAAATACATTGATGTAGATAGAATTTTCGAAGCAGAGTTGGAGAATAAGATGAATGACTTTTATAGAGCATTGAAATGGGAGAAGGTAAACCACGCAGAAAAAAAACTCTCACAATTTTTTGGATTCTAAATTAAATTTCCGTATATTTGTAAAAATTAAAACAATAAATTATGAACAAAGTAAGATTAAATCGTTTCATTCAAAAGTACAACTTGGCTGGACTTATTGAAAGTGTTGCTTGGAAAACAGATGGTAGTACATTAACTACAAAGTTTATTTCCGATGATAAAACTTTATTAGGTGAGGTTGAATTGGCAAATTTCACATTTGATACCGCAGAGTTGGGTGTTTACACTACATCAAATCTAAATCGTATGTTATCTGTAATGGGTGATGATATTGAATTGGAGGTTGGTAAGATGGAAGAAAAGAGTATTTCATTAAACATCAAAAGTGACAAGACAAAGGTAAACTATCAGTTGGCTGAATTAGCAGTTATTCCAGCGGTACCTGATTTGAAATCATTGCCTGATTTTGATATTCAAATTGAATTAGATAATGCATTCATTGACCGTTTTATCAAAGGTAAAAACGCATTATCGGATGTAGATACATTTACAATTCTTACAGAGAAGGGTGATTTAAATTTGGTGTTGGGTTACTCAAATGTAAACTCTAACCGAATTACATACACTGTACATTCATCGTATGGTGCAGAAGTTAAAGCAATTTCATTTTCCGCTAAATATCTTAAAGAGGTATTGGTAGCAAACAAAGATGCAAATTCAGCTAAATTACAAATTTCAACACAAGGATTAGCACACGTTGCATTCCAAATTGATGACTTTACATCAAAATACTATTTAGTTGAAGTTCAAGCTGGAGCATAATAAATTACATATATGAAATTTTGGGATACCGAAGAACCAAAGGAGGTTTTTAATTACGATGAGATGAAACGTAAGTTCATTGAGAACTTGGATTATCTTAAAGAAATGTCCGTTGAAGAACAAACACTATACAAAAAGTGGATGGAATGGAATGCGGACTTAAAGACAACGTTTCCTAAAAAATCATATTTAGGTCAATACTACGATGTGTTGTGGAGACCAACTGATATATACAATAAGGAGCTAACTCTGAAAGAATTAGATGAGTTAGACCCTTATGTGGAAATTGTTGAAGATGACCCAAAGCAATCAACTCGATGGACGGATATTCGTAGACTTATCCATACGATGGAGTTTTCAGCTAACCCAGGTCGTAATGTTAAGATTTACGCCAAAGATAGAACGAGTGGTAAGATATTAGGGCAGATTTGTTTAGGTTCTGATATTACATCTTTGGGAGTTAGAGATGCATATATCGGTTGGAGTAAAGATGATAAGTTTAAGAAGGGTAAATTGAATTGTACTGCTATTGCAACTACCATCGTATCAACACAACCATTTGGTTACAATTTTTTGGGTGGTAAACTAATCGCAGCATTAGCAACCGCACCGGAGATACGGGATTATTGGAAACGCAAGTATAGTAATCCATTAGTTGGTATAGGTACAACATCCCTGTATGGTATTCACTCACAATATAATGGTATCCCACATTTCAAAACATTAGGCGAATCTAAAGGTAAAATTTCTACAAAGCCAGATGATTCGGTTTATGACCCTTGGCATCAATGGATTAAAGAAAATCGTTCAGAATGGTATAGTAAAAATATCACACAAGAACGTGAAAGGAATGGTGCTAGTATGGGTTATGAAAAGAATGGACCTGTAAGTGGTATTAAGCAAAAGATTATTCAATCAATCTATAAAGAGTTGGGAATTAAATCAGATGCTTATGACCACGGATTCCAAAGAGGTGTGTATTTTGCACAAATGTATGAGAATGGTCATGAGTTTCTATGTGATAAAATTACCGAAGAGGAATTGGTATTGAAGGATAAGTTTAAGAATGGTATTCAATACACAATGGATTGGTGGAAAAAGAAAGCCAAAAATCGTTACATTAAATTATACGATGAGGGTAAGATTAAGCCAGAGGTTCTATTTTATGTAGATGCAATTGGTATTAGTTGGGAGAAAATGAAAGAACTTTATTTATCAGAGGTAGGAAGGTAAGATGCAATTTTGGGAAGGACAAATAAGTAATAAAGCTAGAAAGGTATTGGTGATACCAAATATCACTAACTCCAGCAATATAGAAAAAGACTCTTTTGTGGATGTAATTTACAATCACATTAAGGGGTTAGAAAACTATGGAGAATACTTTTGGAATATCATATTACCTAAACCCGTACAAAAGCTTAACTTATTAAATGTTAAGCAGCATATACTACCATTCTCTGGTGATATGATAAAGATGCGTACATATCCACCTGATATGAATAAAGTGTTGGAGAATGTTGAATACGATGTAATTTATTCCCATTTACCAGATTGGCCGCAAGTGGGTAGATACAAAAACTCATTTGATACTAAAATCATTGGTTACGCACATTGGTGGGAAATGAAATCGTGCAACGCAGAGGATAGAAAGAACAAATGGAGATGGATGCCCATAGAATTATTAGGTGTATCTCAAATGGATACTTGCTTCTTAAATACACAAGACCAAAAGAATAGGGTATTGGAAGAAGCTAGTGCTTGGTATAGTGATGGGTTTGTAGGTAATTTGGATAAAATTCTTACAGTATGGAATCTTGGTATAGATAATACTAAAATAATTCTAACACCATCCACAGAAAAAACCAAAACTATTGTATTCAATCACAGAGCAGCAGCTTATAAAGGGTATCCAACTTTCATTAAACTAATGGAAGAGTATAGAGGACAAAGACAAGATTTCAATGTATGGGTGCCTCAATTAGATGGTACACCCGAACATAGTTGGATTGATAATACAAAAGTACCAAAGCACGAATACTATAATAGATTACAAAGATGTTTAGTTGGTATCCAAATGAGACAAACCAATTATGGGTGGAGTGTAGCAGCTACGGATTGTATGATGAATGGTACACCAATGATATATCAGGAATCAGATTGTTATAGAGAAATTGAGCCTGATGGTATGTTCTTCAAATTCAAAAAAGATTTATTTGAGATGTTGGATAAGTTATTGGATAATGAAGAGTTCAGACAAGAAAGAGAGGTTATGGCTATAAATCGTTGTGGTGAGTTATCAAAAAACAATGATGTTATGTTACAACTATTGCATAATAAACTAACAGATAAACAATAAAATATAATGGCATTTTTTGAAACAGAAAAAGTAAATAATGTAGAATCCACTCATAGTTTATGGGTTGAAAAATATCGTCCAAAGGTATTGAATGAATATATTGGTAATGATTTATTAAAAGAAAAGGTAGAGGGTTATTTAGAAAGAAATGATATTCCACATCTATTACTTTATGGTAAAGCTGGTACTGGTAAAACTACATTAGCCAAAATCATAGCAAACACAATTAAATGTGACTTTATGATTATCAACGCATCGGATGAAAATGGTGTAGAAACTCTACGTGTTAAAATTAAAAACTTTGCAAGTGGTGTTGGTTTTGGTGGTTATAAGATTATTATTTTAGATGAGGCGGATTATTTAACACCAAATGGCCAGGCGATTCTTCGTAATGTAATGGAAACGTTTAGTGCACATTGTCGTTTTATCTTAACGTGTAACTACCACGAAAAGATTATTGAACCAATTATTTCTAGATGTCAAACATTTGCAGTAATCCCACCATCAAAGAAGGATGTTGCAGTTCATGTTAGTAATGTATTAACCAAAGAGGGCATTACGTTTGATATTAAAAATTTGGCAGAAATTATCAATCAGTATTATCCTGATATTCGTAGGGTTATAAATACTTGCCAACTACAATCATCGAAAGGTGAATTAAAAATTGATACTCAAACTTTAATTCAATCGGATGTTAAATCCAAATTAGTTGATTATTTAAAAGCTAGTGATGATAAACGTAATACATATTTAAATATTAGACAATTGGTATTGGATAACAGATTAAATGATTTTACGGAGTTATATGCATATTTGTATGAAAAGGTAGATGATTATGCAGCTGGTAATACGGCTAGTGTGATTCTATCATTAGCAGAAGCTCAATATAGAGATTCTATGGTAGTAGATAAAGAAATCTGCTTTATGGCAGGAGTTATAGGTATAATTGGAATTATTAAAAAATAAATTATGGAAAACACAGAAACAGCAAAGCCTATCGGTGATAGAGTTTTAATTGAGATTGAAAAGCAGGAAAAAACAGTAGGTGGTATTATCCTACCAGAAACCGCACAATATGGTGAAAACAAATTGGGTAAAGTAATATCAGTAGGGCCTGGTGTATTTACACAAAACGGAACTCGTATCCCTATGACATTGGAGGTTGGTAATAAAGTATTACTACCACATAATAGTTACGATACACAAACTATTAAATTGGCTGGTAAAGATTATATTTTATTGCGAGAGCAAGAAGTTTTAATGGTGATACGATGATAGGTGGTAATTTAGGAAAACCAAATATATCACAAGCAAAGGATATGGCTTGTGGGAATTGTGGAGGTGATACTTTTGCAATTGGGTATAAGTTTAAAAAGATGAGTAAGTTACTCACAGGAGCAGCATCGGATGAGATTATCCCATTTGAAATCTATTTATGTGTAGAATGTGGAGAACCATTAGAAGAGTTGTTACAACCTGAATTAAGAAAACCAAAAGAAAATGGCGAAGGAAAAAATCCGCTTGGGCTTATTTGACCACATATCGGCAGTAACGGAGAAGCAATACCCTAATTATTTTAATACAATATCGGTAGAAGATAAAAAGACTTGGACTAATTATCTTATCTTCCGTTACTTATCAATGAATTATGAATTTGTAGAATTTTTGGCTGAAATACAACCATTGGTTGAAACATTAGAGGCTGAACAATTCTACAAAGTTATGATAGATGTAATACCAAAGAAAAAATATTATCTAAAATATATGAAGGGTAAGAAATCTGCTGATTATGAAAAATGGTTAATTGAATTAGTAGCAAAAGATAATCAGGTATCTACATTGCAAGCCGAAGAATATTTGGATATTTTATATTCTACCAAAAATGGGAAGGGTGAAATACTAAACCTTTGCCAAAAATACGGAACATCCGAAAAGGAAATCACTTCCTTAAAACTTAAAATTTAATATCGTTTTATGATTTCTCCTATATTTATTTATGGGAGAAATTATGAGACTAATTACATCAATATTGTTGGTGCTATTACCTATTATGGGTATGGCACAAAATACAGAGCCAGTTTTTGTTGAAAAAGTTGTTAATAGTGTTCAGATAGGACCTTTAACCGGCAACAAAAACCTGGCTTTTGGTGTAAAAAATATCTTACAAGAATTAGTACAAGAGAACCATCCTTTGATGGAAACCACAGATGAGAACACAATCGTTCTTAAAACAGAAATCGTTTTCTTCGATATTCTAACAACCAAAAAAAATATATCAGTTTTTCATTCAGACGAAACTGAAGTAGTTATACGAATCAAGGGTACGCTTTACAAAAACGGCAAGAAATTAAAACAATTTTTAGCAGAAGAAAGTTCATCCGAAGTATCTACTAGTACATTATTAGTTAATGAAGGTGGACAATTCAACCAACAATCTGCACGAAATGCGATTAAAAAGAATTGTGAAACCTTAATCAAAAAACTATTATAATGAAAAACTTATTATTCGGATTGGTGTTTATATTAGCATCATTTACATCTTTTGGGCAATTGATAATAAACCAAGAAATCGTAAACTCAAAACCTTATAGAGTTGGGGATACTCTAACTATGAGATACAATGTTGTTAAAGGAACTACAAATCCAAGATACCTATGGATGCGTTATCAGTATTCAAACAAGCACCTACAAAAATTAGGTCCTACTGTATTCTCACAAGGACAAACTGCTCAAAACTTTGAAGCAACTTGGCCAAACTATATGTTTACACAAAATCCTATAATTGGAGTTGGTGAATTGGATAAGCAATACGCTTCAACACCTTGGAACTATTCACAGAATGGTGATTGGATAGCAAAGCAATTTACAACACAAAGAGCAGATGCAGTAATTGATGGTTTATGGGCAACTGAAAAGTTTATCTTATTAGAAAACTCAACGTATCAAGCCATACACAAATTGGATTTGGCAACTGCTAATGGAACAAACGATGCAGCAATCACACCAATTGGTTCTCAAGTTCTTCAATTATCTTTTGCAGATGCAGATGTAAAGCACGTTTCCGCATTTAGAGTAAGAGTTGCATATCCAGGTAATTTTGATGTTACATCATTATCAGTTCTAATCCAACCATTAAACGCAGATGGAACTACTAATTTTTCTGCTCCACAAATAGCAAAGACACCATTAAACTCTGCGGGAATGGTAGATTTCGCACAATTTAATATTGGTGATAAATTTGGAGTATATATTGTTCCAACTACTGGAGCAGGTTATTTAAACAATGTAGTAACTGTTACCGATGCTTATAGAGCATTTTTAGCAGTAACCGATGTTGGATTAAATGGTACATCATCTATATTTCAATACCCTGCAATCGAAAAGGCAATTGGTAATGTAACAATTGGTGATGGTGATTTTAACAACAATGATGCTTATTATTTATTTGCACACATTTTAGGACAAGATGTTGCTTCGAAGGCAAACATAACTAGACAAGGTGCAAATCCATTACAATTTATATCGGTAAAGCAATCGGCATTTCCAAACTTTGCAGCGGCACCAACTAACAATTCAGTAACCATAACATCGGCAAATCAAACGGAGATTTTCTCTTACGCGTTTAGTGGTGATTTGGATTTCTCACACTCTTCTAATCCTGGTAATCCAATAACTGCAAATAGTGTTGGTGGACAAGGTACAATGAATAGAACAATAGCTAACAAAGGTATCTACGCAAATCAAGTTACTAAAACTGCAACATTAAGTTTATCATCTAAAATTGAAAACAACAAAGTTATATTAAGTGGTAACTTAACGCAAGCAGGATTAGCAGGATTAGAAGTTATTTTGAAATATGATAATTCTAAATTAACTTTGGATGGTATTGTATTTGATGCAGGTTCATCTATAACTAACTTTTCAACAGATAAAGATGGTAGATTAACATTTGGTTCAATGGACCAAATTAAAACTGCTAGAATTAAAACTGGTACACCATACAAATTAACTTTCACATCTAATGTTCCTTTAACAAATACTTCTGGTTTATTCTATACTGAATTAGCAGATGCAGTTGATGGAAACGGAAATAAGATTGGTTTAAATGTAGAGTAATGAGAAAACTACTTGTTGTAATATTAATATTATTATCCAGTAGTATATCCATAGCACAATCCATTACACAACCTGCCTCCAAAAAGTTTGAATTAAACGTAAGTGGGCAGGCGTGTAGTGGATTTGTTTTGAATGGGTTTACTTCTACTGATATATTATTGGCATCAATAGGGTTTATCAATCCACCAGCAGGTACAACATTCAATTTAACCACAACAACAGGTTTAACACCCGCATCTGGTTTTACTTTAACCGGTAATAAAGCTCGTTTAGTATTTACGGGAACTCAAACAAACATAAATAACGCATTAGCATCTCTAAAAATAAATACAGGTGCAACTGCCGGTAATGTTCAAATATCCGTATCAGCAACTTTAAATCCAACCGGATTTTATTACAATCCAATAAACGGACACTTTTACAAACCAGTAACTCCTGGAGATACATATACGGGAGCAAGAGCAGCATCGTTACTAACAACATTCAAAGGACAGACAGGATATTTGGTAACGATTACTTCTGCCGATGAAAATGCATTTATATTTGCCAATGTACCACAAGCTAATATATGGTTTGCAGCAACGGATGAGGTAATTGATGGTAGATGGGTGATTGATGCGGGACCTGAAAAAGGAACGGTAATGAAAACATCAAATGGACAAACTGCCGGAAATATACCGGGTGTGTATAATAACTGGGCACAGGGTGAACCAAATGGTAGTAATGGTAGTGAGAATTATGCAGTAACCAATTGGAATGGACAATCAACTTGGAATGATTTATCAAACAATTGGACTAATCCATACATAATTGAATATGGAACTTGGACTAATCCCGATTCACAAACATTTACAAATTTCTATTCGGCAAACGTAATAAACCCAATAGATGTTCCATCATCAAAAGTTAATTTTTACTTTGGTGGAGGTATAAACCCATCTCAATGGTCAGTAAAATCTTATACCGCAAATGGTGCAACTCAAGTTAGTACAACAACCGGTTTAACTTTGGGAACAAATGGTAGTGTAGTTAATACTAGTGATTTTGTTAAAAGTAAAACGGATATGGTTATGTATTTATCCAAACTACCATCAACTACTTTGTTCAATTTATATGGGAGTGTATTAACTGTGGGAGATGCTTATATGGCATTTCAAGAGTTAGCAAATAGAGGATTGAGTGGAACTGAAAGTAATTCATTTTCAAATGGGGTACAATTTTTAAATGCAGATGTAGATGGTAATAATGTATTTAACGAAGTAGATTCATATAAAATACTACAACACGTAATAGGTGGTACTCAAATAGTTTCTACTTGGAGTGAAGATAATTTATTCAGATTGGTAAGAAAAAGTACATTTGATGCCATAACTAAAGCAAATTGGGCAACAACAAATACACCATATAAAGCAAACTATCCATTAGCAGTTGATGCTTCTATAAATGATTATGTGTACCATATAGTAGTAGCATTAAAAGGTGATGTAAACTTATCACATACACCCGCACAAAACACACAAACTACCGCAAGTACAAATCGTACTATGAGTTTAACTACACCAATGGAAATTTCTACTTATGTATCAAGTGAAAATATTGGTGGTAAGGTTGTAGTAAGTGTAAAAGTAAATACATTAGGACAATCATTAAAAGGTATTCAGTTAAAGTTAAATTATGATAAAGATATATTAAAATATCAAAGTACGGAATATACTACCGATGGAAATCCTACAAACTTTTCAAATGATACTGGTAATTACATAAACTTTGGTTCTTTGATTTATAGTGGAAACGGATTACTAACTGATAATACTGAATACAAAATAACATTTTTACCAAAAATTGGTATTGAAGGTGTATTGGGATTAACATCAATTTCAGCAACAGATGCGGTAAATAAAGATGGTAAGCAACTAAAAATAAATCTAAATTAATGAAAAAATTTACACTAATAATGTTATTACTTTGCGTAGGATTTATTTCAAACGCACAAATACCCGCACCTGATACATTGCAACTATCACCAAAAGAATTATTTGGGGAAAGTAATGATTGGAACAATGTGGGTATATTACAATCCTATGTTAATTTTTCAAAAGATGTTCTTTCATCATCAAACCTTTCGGTAGGTATTATCGGAAGACAGGTATCCACCACACTTAATTTGGGGTATAATAAATCATCTTCAAATGGACAATGGGGAAATACATTTGCAGTATCAATAAATCCTATATGGAAGTATTATGGTGCAGGTTATGGTTTAAGTAAAAACACAGAAAAAAGAACAACCACATTACAGACATTTTATTCAACTGATTTTGATTTTCAAAAAGATATTACTCTATCATTTATTGATGTACACAGAACTGAAAAATGGGGGACATTTGGATATAGTTTAATTGCATCGAAATCATTTTGGGATAGTTACCAGGGTGAGTGGGAAGGAAAATATACAGTAGATGCAAATGGTGATTTTAAAGATTTAATATATCCACAAATACCTGCATCAAGTGAATTGAGTTATAGGGGTATGGTGATGTACACATATACATTGAAAACAAAGAGAGTAAACATATCACCACAAATATTTACAATGAGTGATGTATATAAAGTATATAAAGATAGTGAATTGGATATATCATATTTTAATGATTTCAATTTGGACTTATATTATGGTACATCTATTGATTGGAAAATAACTAAAAGATTTGTGTTAAATACAAATATTAGGTACAACACAACTTTTGATAAAGAAAGTGAATCGGTTGGATATAAAAAAAGTAACCCAATCTTATTTATGATAGGAACAAACTTTCAATTTTAATGAAAAAATTATTATACATATCGTTTTTATTTTTAGTTGGATGTAGTGGTCCTGAATTGGAAATGCCAGAAGGATTATCAATTGATGATATATTTAGTGTAAGTGAGAGTAATGTTACAAATGGTGAATCTATACACTTTGATTTGCCAGAAAAAGGAACTTATACATTAACTTTAATAGATAAAGAAAGTGGACAAGTAATCGGTAGAGAAAAGTTTATTGGACAAGGTGGAGAAAATGTAAAAAAGATTTATACGAAATCGTTACAAAGTAGATATTTATATCTGTTATTAGAAGATGTTACTAAAAAAGAATTAGGAAAAACAACAATAATAATAAAATGAAAAAAATAGTAGCATCAATATTGGCAATTGGATTATTAGTATCTTGTCAAAACGAAGAATTATTATTACCACCACCAACAATGGAAGTAACTGAAAAATTACAAATAGTTGGTAATATGGGTATTAAAGTAGAAACTCCATTTGTAAAAAATGAAGTTGCTATGAATGTAAAAGCTGAAACTGCTGGAACATATGTAGTAAAAATATTAAACATATCAAACAAATCAGTATCAAAAGAAGAAGTAACTATAAAAGCAGGAAACAATCTATTAAAGATTTACGCAAACGCTTTACCATCTTCAGCATACAGAATTGGTTTGTTCGATTTAGAAGGAAACCTATTAGGAATAGCAGATTTTAATAAATTATAATAACAAATTACAAAAAAAAAGATTATGTCAGAAGAAAAAGAAAACGGCGGTGGTTCATTAAAGAGCATCCTTATTGGTTTAGCAAGTACAGTTGCATTGGGCGTTGGTGGATATGTAACCAAACAATTAACTGGTGAAAAGGATGAGCCGGCAGCAGCAGTATCAGCACCTGCACCTGTAATCAATATCACTAATTCACAAACTCAACAACAATCTGCTGGTGGTAAAACTATCATCATTAACAAAGGTGGAAACGGTGGAACAGCTAAACCAGCTCAACCAGCACCTGCTCCTAAACCTAAAAAAGAAGCAGACGAGTTTAAGGAAAAGCCAGCAGCTTGGTAATATAGTATGGAACATCAGCAACCAGACGGATTTAAGCAACTCTTAAATCAGATGATGAAAAGAAGGTGGTTAATTACATTAATTGTATTAATTACTTTTATGTTTACTACATTTGGGATTCTTATTTCTATACACGTAGATACGATTGTAGGACAAGAGTGGAAAGAATTGTTGTTATTGCTTTTAGGAGCATTCATTGGTTCTTATGGTAAGATTATTGATTATTGGTTCTCTGATACAGACAAAGATAAAATGTTAGTTCAAAAAATGGACGAGGAAGACGGTGTATCCTTATCAAACACAGGCGGAGCATCTGCACCAAATGAAAGTGATGAAGCACACCATAATATAGATTAATTAAAAATAAGGGGAGTAACTATGGGTTTTTTTAAAGATTTGTTTGATGATGATAATAACATCAACGAAAAATCAGTTGTAGGATTTGCATCATTTGGAATAATGGTTGTTGCAATAGCAGTTGATTTAGTAACAGGATATATGGGTAAGGAATTACTTATCAATGAGTATATCTTTAATGGTTTCTTAACCATAACATTGGGTTCATTTGGTATAGCATCGGTTGACAAGTTTGTTAATAAAAAAGCCGAAAATGATAAGCTAAATCATTTGGATAGTATTAAGCCAGAACCAATGAAGGAAGAAGAGGAATTAGGATAATGTATTGAAAAGGGAAGAACGAAAGTTTTTCCCTTTTTTTATATACTTATAGGAAAGAAAAAACTATAAGATATGAAGAATATATTTCTAATTTTAGCAATGGGATTATTGACCTTTATTGCAAAGGGACAGGTAGTTGGAAAGACTACTACGGAAAACTACAAAGCGAGTTTTGAAACAAAAGTGGACATAAGTGAGTTGATGGATTACGATGGTCCAACAATTCCAATTCAAATCTTAAAATGTGGAATAAGTGATGAAATTTTGGAACAATATCCGGAACTTAAAGAAAAGAAGGTGGGTCTTGGTGTGGCGAATATATCTATGGAATACCTTGAAAATCTTAACCGTTTTACTTTTACAGAGGACAAAACCGAAATCAAAAATCGAATGGTTAAACAATTTCAAGCTTCTCAAGCGGGCATTTCCCAAGATAAGTTAGATGGTAGAGGTAAGATTAGATTAGCACATTATTTTGTATCTATTGAGGTATATGATTTCTCTATTAGTGAGGATGAAACAATCAATTTAAAAGATGGTGTTAAAAATAAAATGGTTACTCGTTTAGGTTTGCAAGTTCGTTTCACAGATGCTGAAACAGGTGAGGTATTTGGTGCATCTGGTTTAGGTGATGCAACTACCACAAGAGAATTATCACTATTAAATGATGATAACTTATCAGATGTTAAATTCAATCAATCAACGATAGGAACATCTACAAAGAAAGCATTAGATATTGCTTGTGCAAGAATATTGTTGCGTATGATTAAGAAAGGTAAATTTACAAAATAATTATGACAAGAAACGAAGCATTATATAACTCAAAATTAGCAGTACTAGCTTATTCAAACAAAGACCAAATCAATTGGGATGAGAATGGATTAGAGTTAGTAAAGTGGATTGAGGATAAAAAATCAGATACACAAGGATTTGTAGCAACAAAGGATAAAACTATATATGTAGTTTGGAGAGGTAGTGAATCAAAGAAGGATTTCCAAAATGATGCTTCAATTGATAAAGTACCATTTATAGAAGAGAATGAAAAAGTTCACATTGGATTTAAAAGTTCTTGGGAATCGGTAGTGGGTGATACATATGATGCAATTGATACTGCATTAGAAAACCTACAAGGTGAAACTACTGATATTGTAGTTAGTGGACATAGTTTGGGTGGAGCAGTAGCAACATTATATGCATACTCAATTAAGAAACACTATCCTCACTACAATGTTAAAGCAACAACAATTGGTAGCCCGCGTGTTGGTAATAAAGCATTCAAAGAAAACTACGATAAAAGTGGTATAGATACTTTACGAATAGTACACAACAACGATTTAGTAACACATACACCATATATAGGATTTCATCATGTAAACTACCAAGTAAGATTAGATACGGCTGGTAATAGATTACAAAATGATAAATCACTAAAATCGCTTTGGTTGTACCTAAAATCATTATTTTCAGGTAAAACTATTAAAGACCATATGGGTGATGGTTATATGAAAGCATTAGAAAATTGGGTGAATTGATAATATATGTCATCAATAAGAGTTACATTATATGAAGATGAAGATGTATTGGTGGAATGTGATTATTTACTTAATCGTACCAAAGTTGCAATGCATATAAGTTTTAATGAGGAAGTATGGTCACATTCTTTTTTTAAGAGAATGGTATATATATACGTTGGTATACTTGATAACTTTAAAAAAGAAGGATATACAGAAATATATGGAGCACCCCCAAAGGGAAATATTAAAGCAAAGAAATTAGCACAAATGTTTGGATTCAAAGATTGGTTTGAAAACAATGAGTTATACTTAATGAAAATGGAAATAAATTAAACAACTAAACAACTAGAATTATGGGAAGCGCTGGAAAAGCAATTGAACAGGCATTTGTAGATGCCGGAAACGCAATTAATGATAATGTTATTCAACCAATTGGTAACGCATTTGTAGATGCGGGAAATGCAATTAATGATAATGTTATTCAACCAATTGGAAGTGGTATAAACACTGCAATAGGTAGTGTAGAAGATGCATACAACTATTCAGTAGCATTTGCTACCGATAGTGCACACAGAGTAGAAAGTGCAGCTTGTACTATTGCAAGTACTACCGAAGAATTTGCAAAGGTAGGATTTGATGTAACTCAAAATGAGTTTGTTCAATTATCTAAACAAGCCGAACAACAAATTGTTGCGGGTGTTGAAATAGTGGCAGCAGGTGCAGTAGCTGCATATAATTGGGCAGATGCAAATGCTTGTACAATTGGAATAACTGCAGCAATCTCTACGGGTTGTGTTTTAGCATTTACACCGGCACAACCTGCTGGAGCAGCAACTTCAACTACATTATCATTGATGGCTACGCCGGTTCTTTACGTTGCAGATATGGCAGCTAAAATGGCAGTATCAACGGCAATGGGTGTAATAGTGGCAGATGGATTTTTAGCAATACCTGGTGTTGGTGGAAATGTTGACCCACAATTATTAAGAAATGTATGTTCAAATTGTATCTATTATAGTTTAGATTCGGCTGCATTATGGGCAACGCCTGCTGGAGTTGGTATCGCAATCGGAGCTGCAGTAGCACCAGTTGTTGCATCTTTGGTATGTACTAGAACTTGTCCTAATGGATTCAGTAAAGCATTGGGTGCATAATATATATTTAACAATTTCGTAACATACGAAATGGTATTTTAATGAGATAGTTTCCTACTTATTGTTGAACTAAAAAAACAATAATGAGGAAACTATTTTTATTATCAATTCTGTTACTTTCACATCAAATTTTCTCTCAAAACCTTTCAGGTAAAGTAAAAACAAACAAAGAAGAACTTATAGGTGTAACAATTTGGCTTACCAATGATACAACAAATAAGAAAGTAGGAACAACATCTGATATTGAATCCAAATATCAATTTACCAATATAGCAAAAGGAAAGTATTCAATCAAAGCATCTTTCGTTGGATACAAAGAATACACTAAAGATATTACAATTGATACTACAACTAACCTTGATATTCAGTTAGAAGAAGATACGAAAGTATTACAAGAAGTTGTAGTAAAGCAAGTAGCAAAGAAAGAAACTGCAACTGCACTTATCAACACACTTAAAGCATCTTACATTGTAGCAGATGGTTTATCAATTGAATCCATAAAGAAAACACCAGATAGAACTGTTGGAGATGCACTTAAAAGAGTAAGTGGTGTAACAATCCAAAACGATAAGTTTGTTTTAGTTAGAGGTTTAGCTGATAGATACAACTCGGCTCTACTAAACAAATCAATCTTACCATCAACCGAACCCGATAGAAGGGCATTCTCATTTGATATTATCCCAACATCACTTATAGATAATATCATCATCAACAAAGGAGCATCTGCAAACCTACCGGGTGATTTCGCAGGAGGTTTAGTACAAATAACAACAAAAGAAGTTAGTGGTGATTTCTTTAATATATCATTGGGAGGAAGCTGGGGTTCATTATCAACAGGACAGGATTTTAAGTTGGTAGACCCTATACAATTCCCAACATCATTCCCATCAACAAACACATATAGAATTGCTGGATTAGGTGATAGGAGAGCATACACTAAACTAATAGGTTCACCACAAACCGAAACATCAACATCTATTCCAAACTTAAATGGTAACTTATCATTTGGTGTTGTGAAAAACAAATGGAACATCTTATTCAGTTCAACTGCAAGAAACACATACTCTGCTAATACAACTGAAAGAATAGATTACCAATCATCTACCGAATTAGCATACAACTATAAAGACCTAAATTACTCAAATGTACAATCATTAAACGGATTATTAAACATAGTGTATTTGGGAGAGAATCGTTATAGTTGGAAAACACTTGCTAACTACCAAAACGAAAAATCATTTTTAAGTAGAGTTGGTGAAAACTATGATAATGTTCAGTATGTAGATAGTAAATCATCTAACTCAATTCAAAAGTTAGTATTCAACACACAATTTGAAGGTAAGTTTAAAACATTAGATTTTAATCTAGGGTACAATCTTATGTTGAGAGACCAACCCGATTATAGAGTAACACCTTATATATCATCTTTATACACATCAACTCCCTACTCAATAGCATGGAGAGATACCTATCGTTTTTGGAGTGTAATGGATGAAAACTCATTCAATGGGGGATTAAACAAATCCATAGGAGATATTCGTTTAGGAGTGGGTTATTTAAAGAAATTGAGAAACTTCAAAGCAAGAATATTCAGATACGAATCAACTGATTTGTTAAATGAGATTACAAACAACACCGATAGATATACTGCCGATTTTGATTTGGCAAACGGATATGTAATGTATGAAAAAGAAATTGATAACCTAAAATTAAACACAGGTTTTAGAACGGAATATAATTTATTCAAAGTTCAAACATCGGATTTCGGTGGACAGAGGATTTCAGTAGATAGAGAATATTTGGATATACTACCATCATTAAACGCAACATATTCAACATCGGAAAAAACAAAGGTTAGATTATCCGTAAGTAAAACATTAGCAAGACCAGAGTTTAGAGAGGTAGCTAATTTTGCGTATTATGACTTTGTTAGAAACGCACAACTATTAGGAAATCCAAACTTACAAAAAACGGATATATTCAATTCAGATATAAAGTTCGAGTTGTATCCTAAATCAGGTGAGAATATATCAATCGGTTTCTTTGGTAAAAAGTTCTTCAATCCAATTGAGCAAGTTGTAGCAGATGGTTCAGTTCCATCTAATTTATTACTAACATATAAAAACCCAAAAGAAGCATTGGTATATGGAGTTGAGATTGAACTTCGTAAAAAAATAAATGATTGGATAGATTTATATTCAAACACATCGTTTATCAACTCGGAAGTACAAATCGGTTCAGTAAAAAGACAATTGCAAGGACAATCAAACTATGTAGTAAATGGTGGATTGAACTTACATAAAAACAACAATACATTCAACATATCATACAATAGAGTTGGAGATAGAATATCAGCAGTAGGATTTCAAGGATACCCTGATATATTTGAAAACTCTCGTGATGTAGTTGATATTGTTATTCTTCGTAAAATTAAAAACGGAGAAATTAAATTAGCAGTATCGGATATATTCAGACAACCATTTGAGTATTACCAAAAACCAAATAGAACTTTAATTAAAACAAACAACGAAACAACAGTTTCACTAACACTAAATTACAACCTATGAAAAAATTATTAGTATTGTTCGCAAGTTTAACAATGTTTGCATGTTCCAAAGATTTAGGTGGAGATGTAGCACCTGTAAATGTACCAACATCAACAACTTTGAGTGGTAATATCACATCAACTACAACTCTTACATCGGATAAAGAGTGGGTATTAAAAGGATATGTTTATGTAACCGATGGTGCTAAACTTATCATTCAACCTGGCACAACAATCAAATCTGATATAAGTGAGAAAGGTGCATTGTGTATTGAAAGAGGAGCACAAATTGTAGCAGAAGGTACTGCATCAAAACCAATCATATTCACATCTGGTAGACCAGTAGGTGAAAGAACTCCTGGTGATTGGGGTGGTATTGTGATATTGGGTAGAGCAAAAACCAATAGAACATCAGAACCAACTATCGAAGGTGGTATTGGTAGAGCGTTTGGTGGAACAAACGATTTAGATAATAGCGGTATCTTAAAATATGTTCGTATTGAATACGCAGGTATTGCTGCAATGCCAAACTCTGAAATCAACGCATTAACATTGGGTGGTGTTGGTAGTGGAACAATCATTGAGAATGTTCAAACTATCTACGCTAACGATGATGCATTTGAGTTCTTTGGTGGAACTGTAAATGCAAAAAACTTATACGCATACGGAACTGCGGATGATGATTATGATTTTGATTTTGGATATAGAGGTAAAGTATCTAATTCAGTTTCTAAAAGAGACCCACAATTTGTAGATAATGGCGATGCAGGAAATGGTGTAGAGTGTGATAATGATGGTACAGGTTCAACCGCAGAACCATTCACACATCCTATTTTAGATAATATGATTTTAGTTGGACCAAACGATGTGGCATCTTTACCAAACCATAATTTAGCAATGAGATGGAGAAGAGCAACTCAATTTGAAGTATATAATTCTACAATCATTGGATATATGAAAGGTGGTTTCTCAATGGAAAGTAATGAAACTGCACAATTCTACAAAGATGGTGTAAGTAAGTTTCAAAACAATAAAATTGGTTCATACAACTTATTAAACTTTATCAGTAAGGCAACTACCATTATTACATCGGATGCAGTTAAAACAAAAGCATTAAGTGAAGGTAATACTGAAATAACTTTAACTGCAGCTGAAATTGAAACTTTATCTAAACCAACTTGGACAGCAGGTTGGACTAAATTCCCAACGAAAGGAAACTAAAATGAAAGATAAATTAACTATCATCATTCCATCAAAAAACGAAAGCGATACTTTATATGATTGCTTACAATTTTTGTATAATCAAACGGATATAGATGGTGTTAGAGTTATAGTAGCAGATATATCGGATGACCCGTATTCGGTTGGTATCTTATATAAGGCAAGAAGTTATTTCAAAGATAAATTAAAAATTGAAGTAATAAAAGGTGGGTATCCATCGGAGGGTAGATTGGCAGGTTCTAAACTTGCCACTACTCCTTACATTCTTTTTTTAGATGCAGATGTAATGGTTATGAATACCAATCTATTAAGTGATATATTCAAAAAATTAGAAGCAAAGAAAATACAATTATTAACTACACCATTTAAAACTGCAAAAAGATGGGATTGGGTATTTCGTATTTTTGATATATTCCAATGGTTGAGTGTAAAGATAAACACACCATTCGCAGTAGGTGGATTTCAGTTATGGGATAGACAAGCATATTGGTATGTGGGTGGATATGTAAAAGATGAATTGTTTGCGGAAGATTATTCACTTTCATCAAAATCAAATCCAAAGTATTTCCATATTCATAAAACAAAAGGAGTTTGGACATCACCTCGCAGATTTCAAAACAAAGGAGTATTCTATATGGTTTCTTTAATGATGCAAAGTTACATCAACAGAAATAATCCTGAATTTTTCAAACAACATCACAATTATTGGACTTAATATGGGTACTATATTTCCTTTTCTTTTTGGATTCGCAGTTGTTATAGCAGGTTGTATTGTTATGATGATTGTAGACCAAATTTCTAAAAAAAGATAATGTATAAATACATAATCGCATCCGATTTACATTTAGGTACAAAACATAGTAAAGCAAAGGAGTTCTTACAATTCATAGAAGAAAACCCCTGCGAACAACTTATTCTCAATGGGGATATAGTTGATGGGTGGGCATTACAAAGAGGAACTAAATGGAGAACATCTCACACAAAGGTAATTGCTAAACTAATTAAATTATCTACAAAACAAAAGGTAGTTTGGATAAGAGGTAATCACGATGATTTTCTAAAAGATTTTACGGGTACTAATTTGGGTAATATAAAAATCAGAGAAGATTATATTATCACCGCAGATAAAAGATACTTTATATTTCATGGAGATATTATAGATGTTTTTATTACAAAATACAAATGGTTATCACAAATAG